TTATTGTTTGTTACAGGTTTTTTTACAAAGATTCAATATAGATTTTAAGACGTGTAAATATTTTTTTGAATATAGTTTTAACAGCAGGTTCAAGCAATTTACAATCTTCATTTAATTCAAATTCAAGTTTAATTGTTATATCGTGATCATTGCCGGTAATTTCTATTGATTCCATAAGTGTTTCAAGTTTTACACAATTTTTACATACTAAATGAGATGGTGTATTGACTGTAAACGTTGTAAATGTATTATCTATTTTCTCTACATTCATATGGGTATAAAATGGCGGAAAAAAAGAAAAAGGAACAAATTGAAAAATATATTCTAGTGATGTATCTGTTTGTTCAATACATTGATATTTTTCAATAATATCCGTATTTAATGTATACATTAATTTCCATAATTGTAAATCAATCAGTTTCAATAAATTAATTTTATTATTTTGTATGTTTAGCAATAATTTCATATCTATTCATTTAAATTTTTTTTATATACTTATTTTATAATGTCTGGATTTGTAAAAACAATGGGTGCAGGTTTTGCTGGTTCTACTAAACATAACGTTAGTGTAAATGGCAACAGTTTTGGTGGTTCAAAAAAGCAGGGCGGCCCTGCTTTAGTTGGATTATCGTACTGGGGCAATCGTGCTATTTTGATTCGTGCTAATGGTCAAAATGAAAGCAGAAATCAAGTATTTTGCTTGAATCAATTAGGTGGTGTTGGTGCAGGCAAAAGCATGTTCCGCACTGCAAATTCATATGCTAGAAAATCTGGCGTACAAAAAAATGGGCCATCTTGCCAAATGCCTACTTATTTACTATAAATTACTTAATTTATTAGGATTAATTATTTTTAGTTGTTGTGTTTTTACATGTGCATAGGCTTTTCTATATAATTCACACGTTTCTTTAGATTTATATAATTGTTGATTTAATTCTTTATTTTGTAAAGTTAAATCAACAATTTTCTTATTTGCTTCACGCAATTGTAGAAGAATTTCATGGTATGTTGGCGGAGGATCCATATTATTTATTTATTATTTACACTTTTTTTTTCAATTTTAATATTTACATCGTTTTGTACGCTTTTTTCTAGTACCGGTTGCCTTTGCACTCTTTGCTTTAACTTTAGATTTAGCAGGCATACTTGGATCGTCCATTTTAACAGGACCAAAGTGACCCTTTTTAGCAGTGTAACCGTACTTTTGCAAGCGTTTTTCTTTAATAGATGAATTATGTTTGCTTTTGGATACAATTCTTCCTATTTTAGATTTAATTAATTGACCTTTAGTTAATTTACCCGCAGTTTTGTATGCAGTCCCATGCCACACTTCTGCACGAGTTCCAATTAATTTCTTAAATTTTACGCCATTTACATAATAACACCCGTCTTCTTGCTTAAGAATATTCTTTGCCATATTATTATAAAATATAAAAAAATGATAATTAAGAAAATACCCCTAAAGTGGATTGTGATGTTTCTGATCCTGAACAATTTCCCATCCAACATCCTCCCTGGAAATTTTCCCTTTTATTATTTTCCTTTTTAATACCATTCATTAATACAATTCCTAAACAGATAAATAGTAAAATGATTGGAAAAAGAACAATAATCCAACTAATTGTTTTGTTTGAAGTACAAATTAAATTAATTACCCATGTCCAAACTATAATATACAACGCATTTAAAAATAGAATGGCTCCTGTGTTTTGAGGGCAAGAATATTCGCCTAAATGGAATCTGTCGCTACAGTTAATATTTTGTGCAAGCATTAATACATAAAAAATAACAGATACTACAAAATAAAATTTTGCTGGAGTACACAATTTGTTAAACATATTTTGATACGATATTTTAAATTGTATATTTTTGTAACATAATCGGTTGCACAGATGGATTTGGATCCAACACACTATATGCTCCATTGATTGTATTAGGTGTCATGTTATATACAAACGAACGACCAAGTGTAACAAGACTATCTGGGAAAAAAGTATTTCTAGGATCCATAGAAATACCTCCACCCATTTGTGTTGTACTTCTTGTAAATCGCATTGGATTATTGTTATAAGGGTAATAACTACCACCTCTATATTTTCTAGATTTTCTTTTATTTCTTTTTCTGTTTTTATTGAATCTGCTTTGTTTACGATAAGATTTTCTCATATACTATCAGTTTAAAATATTTAAAGATTAAATTGAAATATTAAAGTAGAATGGATAAAGGTACAATGGATTCTTGGCCTGTTATCGGTTCCTATTTTGAAGGACGGCATCTTGAACAATTAGTAAGGCATCAAATTGAATCTTATAATGAGTTTATTACAAATCAAATTCCGCAAACAATAGAGATGTTTAACCCAGTTTGTATACGACCTGAAAATAGTTTTCATGCAGAAACTAAAAAATATGCATTGGAAGCAAAAATTCATTTCAAAAACTTTCAGCTAAATCGTCCTCAAATTATTGAAAATAATGGTGCAACTAAACTAATGTTTCCACAGGAAGCACGTGTTCGCAATTTTACTTATTCTGGAAATACTACGGTTGATTTACACATTCAATATATTGTACGTACTGGTCCTGAGCTTGAAGATGTACAATATTACAACTCAATTCTAACACAAATTCATATTGGAAAATTACCAATTATGTTGCGATCTAGTGCATGTATTCTAAGCCAATATTCACATTTAAATCATCACGAAACAGATGAATGCAAATATGATCCCGGTGGGTATTTTATTATTAACGGTTCAGAAAAAACCGTACTTGCTCAAGAGAGGGCTCGCGAAAATAAAGTATACATTTTTCCACCAGTTAATAACAGCAGCAAATATATTTATCAAGCTGAAATAAAAACATCTCCTGATCACAAACGTATTTCTCCCAAACAAATTACAATGACAATTACAACAAACACACAAAGTGACTATATTATTCAAGTTAACATTCCACGTATTAAAAAACCAATTCCATTATTTATTGTATTTCGTGCACTCGGTCTTATCAGCGATTTGGATATTTGCACTAAAATTCTAATTACATTAGATAAAAAATTACTTGACATTTTGAAAGGATCTATACATGAAGCAAATGAATGTATAACACAAGAAGATGCAATTGTGTATATTACAAGCCATGCCATGTATACTCCTTTGAATATGGATCCAGTACATGGTAATATTAAAAAACGAGAATTTACAGTAGAAGTACTTAAATCTGATTTATTTTCACATTGCAGAACAAAAGAACAGCAAGTATACTTCCTTGGTTACATGACTAAAAAACTAATATTATGTACTACTGGAGTAACTAAATGTGATGATCGCGATTCATATTTAAATAAACGAATTGATTTAACTGGAACTCTTTTGAATAATTTATTCCGCAATTATTTCAATAAACTTGTAAAAGACATGACCAAACAAATTATTAGGGAAATGAAAAATGGTTCATGGAAATCTACTGATAATTATACACAAATTCTAAATTATACCAACGTTTATAAAAGTATTAAATCTACCACAATTGAAAATGGTATTAAACGTGCATTATCTACTGGCGATTTTGGAATCAATAAAATTAATGTACGTGTTGGTGTTGCACAAGTATTAAACCGAATGACATACGCTTCTATTTTGAGTCATTTGAGACGAATCAATACACCAGTTGAAAAAAGTGGCAAATTGGTTGCACCGCGTAAATTAGCACCTTCTAGTTGGGGATTTCTATGCCCAGTAGAAACTCCAGAAGGTCCAACTGTAGGTGTTGTGAAAAATTTAAGTGTAATGACACATGTTACTATTATATCAGATAGCTCATCCTTGTATGATATCATATTACCGCAATTAGATCCGTTAACACATGTAACAAATCAAACTACTAAAGTGTTTATTAATGGGTGTTGGGTTGGCGTTACTTCTAATCCATATCCAATCTATTTAGATTTAAAAGAAAAAAAATATGCATCCATCATTAATATTTATACTTCAGTTGTATTTGACTATTTTAATAATGAATTGCGTGTATGTAATGATGCAGGTAGATTAGTTCGTCCTGTATTTAAAGTAAAAAATAACAATTTGTTACCTGCACCACCTACTTATTCATGGGAAAAATTAATTGTAAATTCTACATATGAATCTATTATTGAATATATTGATCCAGATGAACAAAATGCATCTATGGTTGCATTATCTCTTAAAAAAATGAGAAAAGAATACAAATATACCCATTGCGAATTACATCCAAGTACCATATTTGGTGTACTTGCATCATGTAGTCCGTTTCCAGATCATAATCAAGCACCTCGTAATACATATCAATGTGCTATGGCAAAACAAGCAATTGGCGTTTACGGTACTAATTATCATAACCGAATGGATAAAAATGCATATGTACTGACTTATCCACATCGTGCACTAGTAGATACGAGAATTATGAAAATATTGAAAATGAGCGAACTACCATCAGGTACTACAGTTATTGTTGCCATTATGACAAATACTGGTTATAACCAAGAAGATAGTATTATATTTAACGAAGGATCTATTCATCGCGGGTTATTTTCAACTACTGTATTTCATACAGAAAAAGATGAAGACAAAAAAATGCACGGAGATGATGAAATTCGGTGCAATCCAGATCAATGCAATACAACTGGAATGAAGTTTGCAAACTATTCCAAATTGAATACAGAAGGTATCATGCCTGAAAATACAAAAATTGAACCAATGGATGTTATTATGGGTAAAAAGTCGCCTATTAAAGGTGCAAAGAATGATCCCAACGTAGTTTATAAATTCAAAGACATGAGTAAATTCTACAGAGAAGAAAATTGTTACATGGATAAAATTTATAGAGGAATTAATGGTGATGGTTATGAATGTTGGAAAGGACGTATTAGACATTTTAGGGAACCTGAAATTGGTGATAAATTTAGTTCAAGACATGGACAAAAAGGTACGATTGGTAATATTATACCTGAAGTAGACATGCCTTTCACTGAAAATGGATTGAAACCAGATATTATTATAAATCCACATGCAATTCCTTCACGAATGACAGTTGGACAATTGATTGAAACTTTATTAGGAAAAGTATTGCTTGAATTGGGAATGTTTGGAGATGGTACATCATTTACAGAAGACTTTTCAAGCGAAGAAATATCAAAGAGATTACTCGCTTTAAATTATGAATCACATGGAAATGAAATTATGTATGATGGTCTCAGTGGTAAACAAATATCTTCCAATATATTTATTGGACCAGCCTTTTATCAAAGATTGAAACACATGGTAGTAGATAAAGAACATAGTCGGTCTATTGGTCCAATGGTAAATTTGACACGCCAACCAGCTGAAGGAAGGGCGCGGGATGGTGGTCTTCGTTTCGGCGAAATGGAAAGAGATTGTATGATTTCGCATGGTGCAAGCAAATTTACAAAAGAACGTGTATATGATGTTTCAGATAAATATAAAGTACATATTTGTAAAATGTGTGGATTGATTGCAGTCTATAATGAAAAAATGAATATTCATATATGTAAAACATGTGATAATCGCACAAATTTCATTCAAGTTAAAATACCTTATGCATGCAAATTGTTGTTCCAAGAATTAAATACCATGAATATTGCTCCAAGAATCTATACTTAAATACGATTTAATCTATTATTATATGCAGGATAAATTAGATTTTTTTATTAAATCTAAACGTATTCCAAATATTATTTTTCACGGTGAAGCAGGATCTGGTAAAAAGAAAATATTAATTAATTTTATTCACAACATTTATAATTACAATAAAGAAGATATTCAGCAATATGTAATGTTTATTAATTGTGCTTTTGGAAAAGGTATTAAATTTATACGTGACGATTTAAAACATTTTGCAAAAACAAACATTCACGGACAATTCAAATCTATTGTTCTTTTTAATGCAGAAAAATTAACTGTAGATGCACAATCTGCTTTGCGACGATGTATTGAACAATTTAATTTTAACACACGTTTTTTTATTGTTACAGATGATAAATTTAAATTATTGAAACCAATCCTATCTAGATTTTCGGAAATTCATGTTCCACATCAAAAAAAAATAACAACGGTTCATCCAAAATTTGCAGAACTTATGCAACAATTAACACCCGATACTATTTTCAAAACTTCTTCTATTATGACTGAACAAGCCTTTTCTGCTATTGATTTAGAAAATTATGTAAATCATGAATGTACCAATAAATATAAATGGTTAATGTACTATTCCAAAATAAAAAGCGAATTTAGAAATGAAACTTTACTACTTTATGTTTTATTGTATCTTTATGTATTTCGTACAGAAATATCAGTTAAATTGTTTATATAATCCATGGACGATACAAACGTAGTGAATCTTAGTGAATCTCAACATGAATGGGCTGTAAGATTAGTTCGTCTCATAAATCCTCCTATTTATGAAGGAATTATGACAATGTTTAAAGAAGCAGATACCATTTGCACACAAAATGAAGAACCCGAAAAATATTTAATGACTTTTCAAAATTTTTTAGCACGAGTTCCCAAATGGAATGATGAAATTGTTTCTACTGAAGTAACTCGTATTATTGAAAAAAGCAAATGCACTTATTTAGAAGATTTATTAACTTGTGTGCATATTACTCATTTAAAAATTCTATCTACAGTTCGTACCAGTAAAATGCAAAAAAAAGTTGAAATTGACATACCAAAATTAAATATGTTTATTCATAATGTTTATATTCATATTGCACGAGAATTGTATTCCAACATTTATTTATTCAATAAAGATGTACAACCATTAGTCTTTCAACAACATAGAAATGAAATTACCAAATGTATTAAGGAATCTATTTTGAATGCAGTACGAGATAGTATTCCAGTAGATAAATTGTTAAGAGCTTATTTGGATGAAACAACAGATTTATTGAAAGAAGAAAAAACGAAAACGAAAGAAAAAGAGAAAGATGTTGAAATAGAAAAACCAAAAGAAGAAAAGAAGAATTTATCTTTTTCAGATAATGATATGGCCATTACAGTAGATAATCAACATGAAACGATTCATGCACCTAAAGATGTAGAAAGATTAGATACACTAGCTACTGAACGAAATATTAAAAGAAAAGCGGAAGAAGCTGAAGAAGCAGACGAAGATAAAATCAAATTTGTAGATGATGCCACGCCTATTACAATTGATACAGTTTCACTTGGTCCAGAAGAAATTCCTATTAAAATTGATGTAGAAGAATTAATTTAATCGTTTATTTATTATATATTTATTCTTATTTTAGTGCATGAATAAGTATATTGTTATTGCTGTAATTGTTACTGTTCTTTTTAGTGTTATAAAATATGCTCTTACCTATAAAGAACATCCTAGACCTGACCTAAAAGATTCTGCTATTGTATTTGCATCTGCTTTAGCAAGTTTGTATCTATATGATACGTATATAGATAAAACCGTAACAACAAAAATATCTGAAATATTTACCGGTCCTCCCGAATTCTAAAAAAATTGAAATGAAAAATTCAATTAAGAGTATTTATAACCAGTTACAGAAATGAATCGCTCCATGTCTACTGCTACCTCTGCAAAATCCAAGAGTGACAAGCCACTTTCTCGCGAAGAACAGCGCAAAACACACGCCCGTTCTAACGCAAGTTGGCATGCTGAACAAGCTTGCAAACGCAAGGATTGGCTTGCACGCCACCCCGAAGTTGTTGAGCAAGAAGCTCGCGAGAAAGAACAGCGCCGATTGAATGCAGAGACACTTCGCATGCTAGCCTCCATGAAAGAGACCGCCCCCAAGAAAAAAGTTACCAACCTATTTGCTGCACTTCTAGACGACAGCGACACAGATGAAGAGACTGACGCAAACACCCTGACTCAACTTGCGACAACACAAGACACTGAAGACACGCACAAAGATGAAGCAGAAGCACCCATCGTGTTCAACGCTGGAAACAGGTTTGACTGGGCCGACGAAGAATAAAGGTAAGTTAAAAAACGGGAAGGTCTACGGACCAACCCCATTTTTTTATAAATAGTATATATGAAACTCATATATATCGGTTTATTTATTATTAGTTTTATAGTAGGTTGTTTTTTTATTTATGTATCACCAGTAGAATACAAAACCGTATTTGTATATCCAACTCCTAAAAATGTTAAAAAAATACAATACAAAGATAATGCAAACGAATGTTTTAATTTTTCTGCAACATTAATAAATTGTAAAGGAAGAAACGCAAAAGAAATACCAGTACAATAAAATATACATACATAATATGAAAAAGTTTATGCATTCACATTATGGCAGGGTTGTCATTGCCATAATATTAGGTTTTGGATTATCTACTCTATTTAGAAAATCTTGCAAAGATAAAGAATGCATTGAATTTAAATCTCCTCCTTTAGATAAAATAACAAATCAAGTATACAAATACAATGACAAATGTTACACATTTGAACAACATCACACAAAATGTAGTCCTACTAAAAAAACAATCAAGTTTGCGTAAAAACAAATAAAAGAAGGTATATAGCATAAATATGAGCACTCCCATCTCTGAGTTACCGTATAATACTGTTACAAATTCAGTATCCAATGGTCCTGCACCAAGTTCTCACACAGAACTTCCTGCACGAGATATTCCACGCGAAACTATCAACCATACAGCTGATCCACAAGTAACTACTAATTATTTACCTCCCAAACAACCTCAATATATTGAACAACAAATTCAATACCAACCACAACCAAGCAAAACAGATAAATTGTTAGAAGAATTTAAAATTCCTATTTTATTATCCGTTCTTTACTTTATTTTTCAATTACCTTCAGTAACCGCGTTTATTATTCGCCTGCTACCTTCTGTTGCACTAAACCATGAACTAACTATGACAGGTATTGCCGTTAAAAGTATTTTATTTGGTTGTGCATACCATTTATCTATGATGGGTATGGAATATGTTAATCAATAACTAAATTTTTAACTTCTTGTATTCCATTCTCTGTATATACATAAATAAGTGTATTCAAGAATGTTTCATCTTCTTTTATATTTTTTTTAATTTTTGCAATTTCTGGGTTAGTTAATTGTGCAAGTATTTCATTCACTATTTCTTTTTCCTTTTCTCTTACTTCTCTTTCTTCTTTTTCTTGTTGAGAATGCATATATTTTGTATATCCTTCAGGTGGATCTCGCTTTAATGTTTTACACAAATATAAAGGAGAGAATTCATCGTACGCCAAACAAGTTGTATATCCAATTTTTATATAAAAACTAGTTGCTGTTTCAATTGGAGATAATTTAATAAAATCAATTGTAGACATTAAATCATTTTCCATTTTTTGGATTAATGTTGTACCAACTCCTTTGAACACCGTTTTATCTACTCTTGCCGTAATATGAGTAACATATGCAATTTTATATGAATTCCAATTGGTAATTGAAACAGTTAACCATCCATAAATAGTTGGTTTCATTTTTTTAGAAAGCATACTTTGTAATGTTGCTTTACGGGGAAGCTCTAATGCAACATAAATAAAATAATTATCTTTACATTCGTGTTCCCATGGAAATATTTGTTTAAAATTGGCAGATTGTTCGCGCGCATGTTCTATTAAATATGCCAACAATTTTTTATTTTCATCATTGCATGAAATTTTAAAATAGGAAAGACCTTTGTTCTTTTTGGTACATGAAAATTTTGCATTACGAACTTCACCTGATTTACACTTTTTTGTATATCGCGATGTATTTTTATTGTAAATTTTATTTTGTACATGAACTGCACGTTTTTCATCTATTAACATAGTATTCAAAGATTGAATCATTTTAAGAGTAGGTGCATAATCTTTTACATGTATATTTTTATCCGTCATCATAGTAGCAATAGTAGGTCCAAATTCACGATGTTCAATCATAAGATTGTCATCTTTAAAATCATAAAAAGCTGTAAATTTAACTATATCATTTTCTTCAAACCAATCTTTACCCGTATCTAAATAATTAAAATACGATTGTAATGAAAACTTTGGATCTCCAAATCGTGTGTGACGTTTGCCGCATTCTCTAGTAAGAGCTTGTTTTGAACGTGTATATAATCTTTCCATAATTGGTAATTTGAAACGATCTTTAATGTCTACTAATTCTTTTAAACGATTGTACAAAGTAACATTGGAGTGTCTTACTGAAAAAGTTAAATCATCTTTAAAATAATAATCTTTTTCTTTTGCACCAACTACAGAAAATCTATTTACATAAACCACTACTTTAAACAAAATAAGACTTAGCATACAAATTGCCTTTTTAACATTATTTGTTTTCTCTTCTGGAAACAGTAAAGAAGTACATTCATATACAAGTGAAAACTCTTCTTGCAATTTTTTTAGATTCATGCCAATACGCGTATTTTTAGTTGGTGTAAATTTAAGCATTGCATCCATTACATCCATTGCATAAAGTGCATTGACACAAAATGTCATTTGAGGAACAATTACAATATCCTGTATAGAAAATGTATTTCTTGCCGTATTTGTTTTAATACCATCATTTCTTTGTAAAAAATAAAAATTCGTACCTGGTTTATGATAAATATTTCTATACGTGTATCCAACCACTTTTTTTGTATCTCGTATGATAAACGACCCCGTTTTCTTTTCAAAACTATTTAATTGTTCTACAATTCTAGAACAAGCATCTACATAGGTATTTAGAATAATATGTGGACTAGATGGAGGTTTATAATAAGTAATAATCCATTCAACTCCTGAAAAATTGGAACAAGGATATTCATTTATATCTCCTAAAAGGCCTGGAAATGTTAACGGATAGGTTTGCCTGTTTAATTTGAATGCATACAAACTGTTTTTATCGGTACTATCTTTGCAATGAGGCATTAATTGTGAATCAAAATTAGCATGTGAAAAATCAACAGTTGAGTGCATCATAATATCATTATTGGGTACATCTCCATCCATGTCTGGATCATCTATATATTCATTGTGTGTAAAATCTTCATCGGGGTGATGTATAGTATAATTATTATTATCTAATTTAGTTGCATGTTTAGACATAACTCTATTTTTTAAACCTTGCATTGAAATATTAGATACAACCATTTCATAGTTGCTCATAGATATTTTTGAAATGTCATGTGTTTCAAACTCATATCCTATACTTATAATATGTTTGAACAAATCAGATGAAAATGCCATATACTCTTTTATGATATTTTAAAATATTTAGAGATATTATGTCGCAAAGAAATAGTGAAGATGAATTATAATTTCTAGACGAGAATAATGCAACTGTACATCAATGTATTAATTAGAGTTTGTAATAGACGTTTAAGTGATGATAATGGTTTGGGACGTACAGCAGTAGACGACATAGTTGCAAAATTACTTCGTGCTCAAACACGTTTAGAAGAAACTCGTGCTACTAGACGTAGATCCAGATCTCTCCCTAGATCAACACAAGGCGGTAGACGTAAATCGCGTCGGCGTTAAATTTTAATTGGCACCCATTTTTTCATCATTTCATTCCATTTGCAAAACATTTTTATCTGTTTACTTTCAAATTCTTCTTCTGTATCACTGTCTTCAATGGAATCCAACGTAATTTCTTTTTTAAATAATTTATTTAACATTGCACTACGTTTAACCGTATCTATGTGTGCAATAGAATGATATACATTTTCTAATGTATATACTTCATAAATATCGCGTAAATCAGTAGAATGAATACAAAATTGTTTCAATACAGTTTGGTCTATATAATTAATAATTTTATTTCCGTCCATTATTTTTATACAAAATATTTTATAAGACGTTTCTAACTCTTCTATACGACGAGCAGTTACCGGCATGAAAAACATACACTGGGTATGTGTCATTTTTTCATTCCAAATATATTTTTCTATTATAGTTTCCATTAATGTATATTTCTCTGCATACGATTTTTCAAGTAGTGTATTTTTATAATAAAATATATTATGAATCACAAAACAAGGTTGCGATTCATAATACATATGTGTTCCATGTAAAAGAGTACCTACCAATGCAGGATCAAATAATGTAGACAGCGTATGTTTTTTATGAAGTTGCCGATCTCTTATATCAATCATATAACAGGTTGGTACATCATTTACTATAGTAAACCATATACATGATAATTTTCCTACAGGTTGTGCTAAATAAAATGCATTAGGTATATATATTTCTTTGTGTACAAATGTTTCATTTGGAAATTTAAAAGTAGGAATCTCCATAGTATAAATTCTCATTTTTTTTTAAATTGATTCAAGTATTCTTTTAATTCATCTTTTTCTTTTTCTTTTGGTTCTATTTTTTCCTTTGCAATTTCTTTTAAATCTTCTACTATAATTGTATTGGGGTTGATCACTTTTGGAATAGTTAAATTATATTGTAAATGATTATATAAGTGATGCAATAATAACATAATAATAAATGTAATGATTGCAGTATATAATAGGTTGAACATGAATTATTTTGTTATTATTTTATAGATATTTAATCTTAATTTATAGTATATGAAAATTATTATTTATGCAACACATTCTTTTGGTACATTTGAAACATTGCAACAACATCCTGATATAGTTGTATTAGGATATGGTAAAAAATGGCAAGGATTTATTGAAAAGGCAAAGGTGATACACGCTTATTTAAAAACATTACCAGATCACGAAATAGTAGCAATTGTAGATGGTTTTGATTCATATATATTAAAAACGGATGGAATTGAAGATGAATTTTTGAAAATGGATTGCAAAGTACTAGTATCTACTCATAAAGTACAATTAACTAGTATTAATATTGTAGATAATTATTTAATACATAAAGTATCTAGTACTTGTAAAGACAACATTGTTGCAAATTCAGGGCTTATGATGGGGTATGTTCATGAATTAAAAATAATATGGAACAAAATTGTACACGGCGAAACAACAGATGATCAAGTTAATTTAAATAAAGCATGTAATGTATTACCTTTTTTGAAATTAGATAAACAATGTCGTATTTTTCAAAATTGTTTAAATATGAAAGAAATAGAAGAATCTAAAGCATATATTTGTCAACGACCAGGAACACCATCTTTTTCTAGAATATCACGTGCATTTTTTGAATATACACCTTATTTTATTCCTGAAATTATTGGTATATGTATTATTCTATTAATTATTTGTTATTTTGTATACGATAAAAAAATAATAAAACAAATAACAAAATTAAAAAAACGATCCACCACAATTTTGCGAAAATATACATAATGGAATACCCTGGTTCAATTTGTTTATCTAATTGTAAAACATATATTATAATATGATTAAAATAAACTATAATTTTAGTATACATATGTACTACCCCATTTGGATTTATTTTCTGTTTCAGGAAATAGTTGATATACAATAGGTGTATAATATATGTATGGTACATAGTATATATTTATATATTCATCCCAATCATTTATTTTTTCCTGTTTTATTTTTAAAATTGTATTACACATTTTTTTGCTATAAATTACTGCATGTGATCCACCTGAGTGACCTCTATAATTATTACTATCATACGGTATCATAATACCTGGTATACAACCTAATCTATATATAAATTCTTTTTTTTCATGAGTTTTTACAAAATTATTTATATTATCTGTATGTTTATGAATTTGATGATCTACAATAAAATCATCTTCAAGTATTAAAATGTTATCATATTGTTGCCGTTTTGCATGTTTCATACAATACAAATTTGCGTCTATTATATCTTGAACAGATGATTTGATATTTGGTTTGCTGCACTTTTTGAACCCTTCATTAAATAAAATGTGTACTACTTTAGTAAATGGATATTGATCTAGTTGTTCTTTTACATCATTGTATCTACCATTTCCTTTTAAATGTATAACATACGTTGCATCCACGGTTGGAAACATTGCATCTTTATTATATATACTTTGTAGATGATAACACATATATATTAATATTATATATAATATTAATATTATATATGAATAAAAATAAAAGTTTAATTATTGTCTTTATATGTGTAATGTTATTTCATATGATTTTATGTAACAATATTAATTCATTTGGTAAAAAATATTACCCTCACCCAATACATATTTATGATTTAGGATTTGATTATTTACCAAATTTAAACAAATTTGCATATATATCTGACATTATTGTTGTATTAAGTTGTTTATTTTTACCAGGAATATTCACAAAATTTATATACTTAATTATTCCCATTTTTTTAATTCGGGCCATTACTATACATTTAACATTATTACCTTCTGTAGAAAATTGTCATATACCTTCTGTTATATATAGTAAATTTTTTGGAGGATGTTACGATAAAATATTTAGTGGACATTTTGCAATTGTTTTTTTAATTACTTTACTATTACTAGAAAAATCATATATTTCATTGTATGCATTAACTTTGATTAATTTTTTGCACGGGTTATTCATTATTGCAGTTAGGAATCATTATACAATTGACATTGTTGTATCTTTTTTTGTTACATTGTGTGTATATTTATTGTTTCATAAGCTAACATAATTTGTTCAATCTATACATGAACTATTTTTCATATATAAATATCATTCATATGTTAAATTTTACCTTTTATTCTGTACCACGAAGTTCAGGTGGTTTTACAAATAATGTAGTATTTCCTCAGCCTCCTTTTCTTTTTAATCGGCTATGTCTATGTTTACTTTTACGTTTACTTTTTCGTAATTTACTAAAACGTTTTAGCCGGTACGTGTATCTCATACTTATATGCAATATTTTATAAATCTGGTTCTTTTACAATAAGTAAATCAAAAATAAAAAGCATTGTGATATAATAAAGATATATGCTGTAATAAGCAACTGGTACTTGTATAAATGTCATTACACTAGTAATAATTACCCATAATAATACAACAAAAAAAATGTAAAGAACAAATTTATCTAAATACATATGATATGTACTCTTATTTTTTACAAATAGATTCATTCATTTTTAATGTTCTAGATTCTAAAATAAAGGAAGATGCTTCTTTTGCTTTTTCATCATCTTTAAAATAATTGACTAAACTTGATAAAATATATTTTTTAGTTAACGGTGTTTTCGTTTTCCTAACTTGACGAATTAATTTACCATCATTATTCAAATCAAATGCATCAATTTCTTGTTCTTTCATTACGGTAAGCAATTCTTCTGATAACTTTTTCTTTTTCAAATTCAATTCACGAATTTGATTTTTGTAATGAGATATTTCATCATCTAATTTAACCCATTCTTTAATATGGGTTTTTAATTGTTGTTTGTCCATCTAACTATCATACTTGTATTATTTTTAAACAAGTTTATTTACTAAATAATAAAATATCCAACAATATTATGTTTATTTATTATGGCCTTAATAACACATTATTAGACGTTACTGCTATTTGTTTTGATAAATTATTAGGCAATGGTATTATTACCATTCCATATGGCGATATACCTAGATCTAGATATTTCACAGATCCATTATATGGAATTCATAAAAAGATATATATTGTAATAGACGATATCGCACATGAATATAATGGTGAAACAAAAATAGAAATAAATACATTAACGAATATGATAACGGTGAATACAATTGATCAAACCGTAAACCAAATACATTCTAATTTAAATTTTAATTATGGTAATTTAAATGATGAACTTCCTGAACAAAAAATGGTTGTTAGATATTTGACAGGAAATGAAAAAGTATTGGAAATTGGAGGAAATATAGGAAGAAATTCATTAATGTTAGCTTCTTTGTTACAATCTAATAATTTAGTTGTACTAGAAAGCGACCCAACTATTGCAAATCAATTGATAGAAAATCGTGATGCAAATTCATTTACTTTTCATGTAGAAAATGCTGCATTATCCATGCGAAAATTGATTCAAAAAGAATGGAATACAAAACCAAGTGAAGAGTTGGAAGAAGGGTACAATTGGGTAAATACAATTACATTAGATGAATTAAAAGCAAAATATCCAATACAATTTGACACTTTAGTATTAGATTGTGAAGGTGCATTGTTTTATATTTTGCAAGATATGCCTACCATTCTAGATAACATTAACTTAATTATTATGGAAAACGACTATTTTGATATATCAGAAAAACAATATGTAAATAATGTATTACGAGCTAATAATTTTCAACTAGATTATAATGAACCGGGTGGATGGGGACCATGTTATAATTATTTCTTTGAAGTATGGATCAAACAACCCTTATTCGCAGAACCAGTAGTTCCATTAGAGCCAGTAGCAGAACCAGTAGTTCCATTAGAGACAGTAGTTCCATTAGAACCAGTAGTTCCATTAGAGACAGTAGCAGAACCAGTAGTTCCATTAGAGACAGTAGTTCCATTAGAGACAGTAGTTCCATTAGAGACAGTAGTTCCATTAGAGACAGTAGTTCCATTAGAACCAGTAGTTCCATTAGAGACAGTAGTTCCATTAGAACCAGTAGTTCCATTAGAGACAGTAGCAGAACCAGTAGCAGAACCAGTAGTTCCATTAGAGCCAGTTACAGAGCCAGTTGTTCCATTAGAGCCAGTTGCAGAGCCAGTTGCAGAGCCAGTTGCAGAACCAGTAGTTCCATTAGAGCCAGTAGCAGAACCAGTTGCAGAGCCAGTAGTTCCATTAGATCCAGTTGTTCCATTAGAGCCAGTAGCAGAACCAGTTGCAGAGACAGTAGCAGAGCCAGTAGCAGAGC